CATTAATATCTCTGTTATATCCGCCATCAAAACTAATTTTATAAAATGTTTGTCCATATCCTACAGATATTTTTTCAACATCTGTAATTGGAGCATATGCTTTGTTCGAGTTAATTCCAAATCCATATTCATTTTGATATAATGTGGCATTATTTAAATTTACAGGATCTCCTTCAATTGCTTCTACTACTAAATCATTAGTAATTCTATATTGTGCATTTGATGGGGAAATTAAAAAATCTCTAGGTTTAATAATTTTTACATCTTCATTATATAAAGCTTTAAATAAAATTTCAAATGATATGTCTGTTCCTTTACTTAGATAAAAATCTTTTGCTTGCTTTATAAAAAGATTTTGATTTAATTCAGGTGATAGAGATCTTTCTTCAAATCCAGGTAAAACTTGATTTTTTGTTTTTGATAAAAATTCTTTTAAAAATAAACAACTTAAATTTTTGATTGTTGAGTCATCTTTATGGTCATCAGATTCCGTTTCTTCAAATACAACTTCTTCCTTGTTTAATTCACTTCTATATGAAGTAATTCCAACAAATCCTCTAATACATCCAGTGAATGAAAAGGTAGTTTTTCCAGTATATGTAATTATTTCATCGTCTATCTGCAAAAGTCCATAAGAATCTGGAAATCCATTCGTTCCACTTGGAGATTGTGTAGGATCAACATTTATAGTTTCTGCGTCAAATTCAAGATCTCCATTCAATACTACAGATTCTGATAAGTTTGTAGTTTCATCTAATTTAATGTATCTGTCAATATTTTGAATAAGATCAACTGGACCACCCTGATATTCCTGTCCAAGATAATATTGTTTTAAAAACTCAGAAATAAGTGGAAAGTCTTCCTTCACATATGAGGGAAGTTGATTTGATACAATAGTATTAAACTGGACTCTAGTTTCTGACATTTTATGATTTTATCTTCTTAGTATGAAATTGAACCTGATGAATTTGATGAACCAGCAGTTGATGTAGTTGATTGCTGCGTGGTTGTTGTGGGTGTGGATGTGGAAGAACCTCCTGTTGGAGTCCCAGACACAGTATTTGAATCTGGACCTCCTGAACGAACTAAATTGCCATTTGAATAACTGGAAGATACAATATAACTTGAAGCAGATGGATCTAATCCAGATGCTATATCATCAACAATCGTTTCAAAATTGCTGCTACTTATATCTAGTTGCAAATAAAGATCCTGTAATCCAACAACATCATTTGAAGTTGGAGTTGCCCCAATTTCAATGATAGGTTGTCCATCCTTTAATTTTGCACCTAAAATATTGACAGGATTCAATGTTAGAATTCCACTTACATAATTAATAGTTCCAATATTTCTTCTAACAACTGTAGGTGATTGTGATCCAACAGATGGCAATGTGAATAAGAAAAGAGAACCTGTTACTCTATTTGTATTTGGAATATCTGATAAGTATACATTCTCCTGAATTCCAGCAATTCTAAATGCACTTGTTTTGATATTATATCCACTCATATTTTTAATATGAAAAGAATTTCCAAATCCAATTTGATATTCTGAGAATGTATTTAAAACAACTCTCAAATCTCTCCTCATTGCAACAGTTGTGATGTTTGAAGTCACCGATTCGTGACTATCGTCAACCATTTTTAAAAATTTACTATATTTGAATCTTGCACCATACTTATTTAATTCAGTAGATTCAGAGTACTTTGTTGTATTGTTTTGAACAATTGTTGAAACATATGCTGGTGATGGAGCTAAATTTGAGTTATAATAAATTTTAGTACTTACTTCTAGATACAAATATTTAAGATCCAAAATTTCTGGAACAATACCTGCAACTGAATATTTCTTTAATTTATTTTTTATATTTTCTTTTATAAGATTTGGTATAAAGTCACCAAATCTTGGTTTGATGCTAATGAATACTTTTCCATATTGTGGGGGAATTAATTCTTCACCACCAAAAACTGAAATAGATTCTGTTTCGGGATAAATTCTAGCAGGAATTAAAGTTTCATAATCATTTGATGTCAGTGCTCTATTTTGGGAAGCATAAATTCTTGGTGCAAATTTCTTAATTGATTCTACACCTTCAATAGATTCTCCACCAGATGCAGATATTCCAGTGGTTAGAAGAGAAATTCCACTAGTTACTGTATATTCTTGAGAATTTCTTGTATAAACCAATCTACCAGCAAAAGTAAATTGGTTTACTCCATTTCCAGCATCACCATTAGATGTAATATAATCAATAGTAACAAAGTTATTATCTTGAAGTTTATTTCCAAAAATACCATCACCAAAAATTATTTGATATCTTTCATCCTCAACTTCTTGAAGGTAATATACTTTGGAATCAGATTTAATATCAAAAAGACTATCCTGACGACTATACTTTACACTTCTAGTTGACTGTTGATTTGGTTTAACAGTAACATTTAATAAATTAGTGTCGATCCCTGGATTTTGTAAAACAAATTTTTGATTGGGAGTTCTTGAACTATATGTAAAATTAGAAGTTAAAAGACTTCCTTCGTATATAAAGATATCATTAAAAGATGCTATACTATCTACAACAGGAACTGTTATATCGTTTAGTATACAAAACGTATATGACTGTCTACCAAAAGAACCTTGACTTGTAGATATAATACCTTTTTTAAGGGTAATGGTACTTGGTACTGGTAATATATTAGATGTATCAACAAAGAAACTAATATTTGCAGTTGATGCTTTTCTAGATTTTGGGAGATATCCAATATTTCTTGCTAATGATACGACATTCTCTCTTAATGTCGCACTATCAATGAATACTTCATTTGCGACCATGTTCGCATTATATGAAGTGATGTAAGTGTTATATGCCAAAACATCAAGAATGGTTGAAAGGTTAGACCCTTCAAAATCATAGTCAGTGAAATTAGAGTTCTCCTTTAGATATTCTCTAAGTGTTGATTTAACCTGACCAAAGTCTAGGTTTGTGTAATTAGCTAATGGCATGTTTACCTAGTTTGTTGCAAAACAAATTGTAATTCTTGTGGTGGAATATCAGCTCCAGTAATTTCATAAATCACTGTTACATCAAAACTATTGTTATCGAAATCTGGAAAAGTATTAACTCGAATTAACTGAACTCTTGGTTCAAAGTTTTCAATTGATTCTGTAATTTGATCCTTAATAATAATTGCTGATAATTCGTCAATATTGTCAAAAAGTGATTTGTTAATATTCGAACCAAAAGATTCATTAAAAAATTTCTCACCAGGTATTGTAAATACAATATTTCTTATTGAACGAGCAATTGCATTTTCATTTTTAAGTGCAATAATATCACTCGTCAGAGGGTTACTCTGAAAAGTCATACTAATATCCTTAAAACCTTGACTTACCCTCTCTAAAGGCACAAAAATATGGCGATTATATCTTATTTATTAAGGCAATTTAGTAATTTTATTCGTAAAGTGGTTCTGGATCACTTTCTGCTTCAAATAATTCAGTTTCCTCTAAAGTATCTCTCTTTTTGGGTGTTAAATCGTCATTTGCAATCTCACGAAGCATCTTTTGATGCTGATTATTTGCTAGATTGTCTAAAAAGTCTGTCATTTTTTAAAAATTAGGGGTTTCTTTTTCTGTATCACTATTTAATTCACTAGATTCCCGCTCTTTTGCAGTTTTCCAGAAATATTCATCCTCACGTCCCATTCCAAGACGCTCAAATCCATTCTCAACTTGATAATATTGTGTTGATACCTTAAAATCAGGCATCTTAGGTTCAACAGGTGTTAAACTATTGTCAAAAATACGCATCCTATTGTTTGGATACAGTGCATATTGTCCATTTTCCAATTCAATTAGATTATGTGACTTATGTTCAGCTGGATTTTCACTTGTTGCATAATCTATTACCTCAGGATCTTGATGATAATTATCAATGGTGCAGATATATGTACCTTTCTGTGTACCAAAGTCTCTTGTATATAATTCATAGTCCATACTACCAATAAATTGCTTCGTTATTGATACAACACCATAGTCCATACAGTTCCAGAACTGTAGGTTAGGAAGGTCCATATCGGGGTCTGGGACCTCCGGAGACGAGACAAATGCACTAATAGGTAGTTTATCATACATTGCAGCATATTCAGGTAAATACGTCTCAAAATAAAAAGTGCGTCCAGGTATCGATTTACACGATACCCAAACGCCTTTAACAAATTCACCATGACCACTTTGATGGTCAGTTAGATATTCTTTACGAACCCATACTTCTACTGCTGGTAGATTGCATATAAGTGCTGCCATGATGTATTCATATAACTTCTTCTATTTACCTTGTCCACGATACCTTTTCTTTGCCCCATTACGAGACGACGCGGCGTATTTTGTGTGCTTACCATACCCTTGACGAGTTTTTTTCGGATGAGCTTCAATAAACTCTCCACCTGATAATGATTTACTTCTTGCTGCCATAATTTAATACCTCCTCAAATAACACGCATTTTTTCATGACCCACTCGAATACGAGGATCACACCAAATTTCATACCCCATCTCTTTAGCATCTAAACAGAATGAGACATCCTCACCACACATGTCTTGTACACTCCCACTCTCAAAGACTTGCATCTTAGGTGCAAACCAAGGGTATTCCATTTCCTCAAAGACTCCCTTCTTAATTAATACCCATCCAAATCCTGTATAATCAACAGTAAATGGTTTGCGTCGTTTTGAGATTGATTCGACAGTTTCGTGATTCATCACTCCACCATTTGTACGGAACTCTTCCTCTTCTAACCAATGTGCGACAGATGTTGTGACACCATCTTCAGTAGCATACCAACCTGCAGTAATGCCACGTTCTTCACCCTCTGCTGGAACACTTAAGTCACACAACTGCCAAAACTTGTTTGTATCAAATACAATATCACTATCAA